CAAAAAAATACTTCAACAATGGTGGGAAATTGCAAACACCGTCAACATAGGATTTGGGGACATACACGTAACACCACCCCAGGGCGAATGGCGCGACATACAAATTGAAAAGGAACAGCCAAATGAGTGATATCGAACAACGCACCGACGACTGGTTTGCCGCCCGCCTGGGCAAAGTCACCGCATCGTCACTTCACAAAGTCCTGGCCAAAACCAAAACAGGTTACGGCGCCGACCGCGGCAATTACATGACGCAACTTGTCCTGGAACGCGTGACCGGCAGCAAGGCCGATTCATACACCAACGCATCAATGCAATGGGGCATCGACCAGGAACCGTTTGCCAGGGCAGCGTATGAGGCCGCCAAGGGCGTGATGGTTGACGAAGTGGGGTTCATACCTCACCCAACGATTGAAGCCGCTGGCGCGTCGCCTGACGGCCTGGTGGGCGACGACGGCATGGTGGAAATCAAATGCCCCGACAGCAAAACAGCCCTGGAATGCTGGCTGTCTGACAATCCGGTGGAAAACAAATACTTCGCGCAAATGCAATGGCAAATGCGTTGTGCGGATCGTTCCTGGTGTGACTACGTGGTGTTTGATCCACGGATGCCCACCAAGGCGCAATTATTCATTGATCGCGTTGAACGCGACGACGAATGGCTGGCCGCGACCGAAGCGGAAGTCGTAAAGTTCTTGGCTGAAGTCGATGCCAAGGTTGCAGCACTCAAAAAAATTATTGGGGAATAAATCATGTCGAAAGTAATCAAGGAAATCAGTTGCATCGTTGGCGAATACACCAACAGCCAGGGCGAACACAAAAAGCGGTATCAGCGCATCGGTTCGATCATTGAAACCAAAAACGGGCCAATGCTCAAAATTGACGTGATCCCGCTGAAGGAAGGTTCCTGGGATGGCTGGGCGTACATCAACGAACCACGCCCGAAGGATGACCAGCCGCAGCCGCGCCGCCAGGCCAACGACTTTCCCGACGACGATTTGCCTGACTTCGGTTGATAGGGGGACACCATGGGTTACATCTTTGGCATCGCGTGTTTTCTTGCCTGGTTAACCCATGTCTTCACTTGCTTTGCGGGTGGGATGTGGGGCTTCCTGGTGGCTGGCGCAATCTTTTTTCCGATTGGAATCCTTCACGGGTTCTATCTTTGGCTGACGTAAGGGGGCGCCATGCAGTTAGATTTTTTCGGTGATGCTTCGGCATTTCTCGCGCAACTGAAAAAAAACTGGCGAACCACAATTGAAAGCGATGGGGGCCATTGTCCCTGTTGCGGCAAGTGGGGCAAGATAAGCCCCCAGGGCATGAACGAAACACGCGCCCTGGCCCTTTTGTGGCTTTCCCGCGCACCTTCCGATGCTGACGGGTGGGTGGATGTGCCGCGTATTGGCCCGCGATGGTTATTGCGGGGCAAAACGCACACAACCCTTCAGCATTGGGGGCTGGTCGAACCTGGCGCACACACGGACGAAACCAAAAAGTCCGACGGCGCCTGGCGCGTTACGGCCAAGGGGCTGCACTTCATTTGTGGAATCATCACGGTTCCCAAAAAAGCGTATATTTACAACAACGCCGTTGAAGGCTGGTCGGACGAATGCGTTTCGTTTAGGGATTGCTTTGGCCGCCATTTCAACTACGACGAAGTGATGGCCGACAACTACAACCTGAATGCGATCAAGTGATGGCCGTCGTTTACATTGACATTGGCCTGGTGCTGATTTGGATCGGGCTGGCGCTGCTGGCCGTGGCGTTGTGGATGCTGTACCGTTAGGACAGTTCAAAATGCGGGCCGTCAATGAACGGCTTGCGTTTTTGGGCGCGGCGTTCGTCGATATACGCGTTCATGGCCGACGCCATTGTGCCTTGCCATTTGGTTATGTCGTTGACCGTCCAGGCGCCACCCCACCGTATTGCCACGCCTTGTTCGATTGCAGCCGCTTTCATGGCGTCGGCAATGTCATCGTATAGGTTCAGTTCCCAGGACGGCTTACCGGCCACGTAAGCCATCAAATCAACGGCTTTGCCTTCCAGATGTTTGCTGGCCATTGTTTGGCTTTTGCCCGCGGCCACGTAGGCGCGTTGGGTTTCCTCTGATCGCAGCCCTTCGATCACGCCAAAGTCCACCGTTGTAATTTCAATGGCGCGGCGCACAACGTTGACCAGGCGTTCGTCAACGCCCTGAAGGTTGGTCAGGGATTTGGTGGACAGTTTGAAGGTCATCGTTTAAGCGCCTGGGCGATGCTGGGGGCAATCTTTTCGACGGATCGGCCAACCACGTAACCACCCAGGCCAAATTCCACGATTGACCACAACTTAATGTATTCCTCTTGCGACAGGTTGGGCGCTGCCCAGCCAAACCACCTGGCCACAATCAACGCGACAAACACCAACATGGTCAGGGGGCGCCAGTTGGCAGCCAACCAATGTTCGCTGGCCGCTTCGGTGCGGATGATTTCCGATGCTGCTTTTTCGATTTCCGATTGGGCCGTCAACAACTGGCGCATCACTTCGGCTTCGGCTTTTGCCTTTTCCGTCGGATCGGGGAACAAGTTGCCAACGACTTTGCCCAGGATGGGCGCCAACGCGGGGATCAATGCTTGCAACATGGCAGTTCCTTATTTGTGAAAGTAACTGGACAGGTAACCGATGGCGCTGGACGCAGCCGACACCAGGGCCATCCCAGCCCAAAACCCACCGCGGCCCTGGTTGGCAAGCGCAACCAGTTTTTCCAGGTTGTTTTCCATCTTGTCCATTTTCTTTTCCATGTCGTCAAACCGGCGTTCGTAGTCCTGAACCTTTTGCCACAACACGCCATACTTGACCGGATCAATTCCTGATTCTTCAAACTGCGCCATCACGCCTTCCTTTAATCTAATGTCGGGTCAATACGCTGGGATGACGACTGGCCTTTTTTGCTGATTTCGTCCAACGTGCTTCCAGCGCCTGGCTTCAATGCTTCAGCGGCTTCCTTGCGTTCACGCGATGTTCGGATCACGCGACGGGCCTCGCTGCCAAGCGGGTATCCGACTGTTTTCAAACCAATGACGTTGCCAACCTGTTCCGCGCCACCAGCGGCCTTGTTGGCCAGGTAGCCCACCAGGGTGTTGGAATTGTTGACAAACGACCCGCGGGGCTGGAATTGCGTGTACGCAGCCACGTTGCCCAGGGTGCGAAGTTGCAACTGGCTTTCGGGGTCAAAGATGGCCCCAAAGTTGTTTACGTCGTCCAGTTGTTTCAGGGCTTTGTTGTAATTGGCCTGGCTAAAATTGCCTTTGCCGTCAACAATGCCCGCCTTGTCTGACAGGTGGTTGATCGTTCCGGCCTTGATGTGTTGGTGGCCAACCGAATCACGACCCAATGTGTCGATCATCGTGTTGATGTTTTTGTTGACGCCGTTAATCACAAACTTGTTGAAATACTTGTCTGCGGGTACAGCGTCGTTCACCGCGGCTTGATAGGCTGGGTCTTTTTTCAGCGCATCAAAACGGGCTTTGGCCAGGGTGCGGGCTTGGTCGGCCAATGGCTTCAAGTTTGCAGCCTGGGGCGACATTGGCAGTTTTTCCAACTCACCCATGGCGATGCTGGCTGCAGCCTTCAAGTTGCCGTCACCGCTGCGGTCAGCCTTTCGCATTTCCGCGGCCAGGTTGGTTCGCATGGCTTCAAACTGTTCAAACGTCATTGGTTCGCCGTTCTTGAACCGATCAAGTTGCGACTTGATGCTGGACGGCAAAAATTCCGACTTCAGTTTTTTGCTCAATGCGGCTTCGACGTTGTTGGCCAGGCTCACACCATCAACAGGGAATTGGCCACCGTTGGCGTCTTCCAGGGCTTTGTAGGCGGTGGAAATTTCAGCGCGGCGGGTGTCGTCCAGGGTTTTGTAGGCGTCAATGATCGCCTGGCTGGATTCAATGGTTTTGGTGGCGTACACATCGGGCGCGGATTTTTCGCGGATCAACGGCACGTTGTCCACCAACTGCTGGTTTTGCTCGTTGAAACGACGCGCAAATTCCGGCTGGCTGCCACGTAAATTTTGTTCTTTGGACAGTTGCACCACGTCGCCGGTCGATTGGCCTTTCGTCAACCTGACAGGCACGGGCAGCGAATCGGCTTCCAGGTGACGCAACA